TTAATACGATGTTTAATGCTTCATCTTCGCTTTCACAATCCTCTACCTCTGTTTCATAATCGTCCATACTTACTGTAACTTTATATGTTTTATTACTACTCATGAATACCACTCCTACGAATTTCTTCATCATCATAGAAGTCTTCGTTATCTTTGTCGTACATATAAGCTACTTGCATTATGAAAGGATTGTTAGCTTCTATCGCGTCTTGCTCAACCAATATATCTAATACCATCTGTGAAAATCTAGTAGACCTGCTTTGTATTTTCATATTAGGAAAGCTATCAAATAATAACTGTTGTCTTTCTAATCTTTTGAAAGCCTCATCAGCTACTTCTCTAACTGCGTGTTGCGCATCTATCATTGCTTCATTAGTCTTGCTCATTTATAATCTCCCATTAAATGATCTACTCGTTGCTGTATATAATACAGACGAGCATTTGTTTCGTGTGTTAAATCTTTATCATCAGCTTCTTTACTAGCTTGAGATACAGCTTTACTGTACCTCGCACTTTGTGTAGTAATGAAATTAATAATGTTATCTGTGTAGTTAATTTCAATACTCATCATGCCACCAACTTTAATTCAGGTAGCATCTTATCATTCAAAGTCTTTCTAACTTTATCGAGTCTATCCATTTTAACAGATGCAATATTCTTTTGTGATAATCTTCTTGAAGGAATAGAATGTGTTGCCCACTCAGTCATAGAATTATATAAAGACCACGCTGTACTTCCTAGTTCTCCACGATTACAGTTCCAGTAGTACCATAGATCACCAAGCGTTTTGTTTCTCATAACATCAGGTTCAGTCAATACACTTTCGTGGTCAAGTCCATTTGCTATATGACTGTCAACTGTTTTAGCTTGAGCCAAATGAGCCATGATAGACATGGCATCAGCATTATCTATGCTAGTATCAACCATCTCTTGCCATAAATCTGTTTCATCATTATAGAATCTAACAGACTCCGATAACTTATCAGCAATTTGATTTAAGTTTAGACCTTTAGTGTGTTTAGATTTGTGGATTCCAAAGTTATTAGCAAACACCTGCATATTTAAACAGATGAATCTTTTACCACCAACCTCAACTACAAACGACCATGAACCATCAAAACTATTTCGTGCTGATATAGTTAATGCTACTTGATCTCCAGTACCTTCACCGATACTAACTGTATGAGCAGGTAAAGTATAGATACTGTATGCTCTAGCACCATCATGTGAACAGGCTGTTTCTCTTTCAATACCTGTGACATCTAAATCTGATAGCTTAATAACATTCTCTGCTGTTTTAAATGCGTCAACATGATTGACAGGATTGTAAGTCTTTCTAACAACACTTAATACTTGGTTAGTATCTTCACGCACTAATGCAACATGAGAGTCTATAGTATCTATTTGTTCTTCAAGTTCGTTTCTTACTAATAAACTTTCTCTGCGTACTGTAAAGTCAGCACTACCATAATCGCCTAGACTAGCTAGGACTTCTGCTCTATTATTCATAGATCCCCCTTGTGAGTTAATTTAAAATTGTCCTTGTCTTTTATAAAACAAGTAACAGTTAAGTTCGTTCCGTTTTCTTTTTCAAAAACAAACTTCTTAACTGCGGTTGGTTTGGAACTATCTTCATATAGATCCGTTGTGTCAGAAGTAATAACTTCTTTGACATAGAATAGACTTAATCCGTCCATAATTATACCCTCTCTAATGGTAGCGATATTATAAAGGCAATCGCTGTGAGCCTATAGAAACTGTAGTAAGGTCTGTTTATATGTACTTAGGTGATCTCTCAAATGCGAGTACCTTAAGTCAAGCAGGAATGATTTTATTGTTGACTTCCTATTCTATCAACCCTTACTATTATTGTTTAGCTGTTTTCTAAATATTCAGAAGCTATATCTGTTTTGATTTGTTCAAGATTCTCTGTAGCATCTTTAGGTAGTAAAGCAAAAGCTACTTTACTAAAGATATCTTCATAGACTGAGTGATAGCCTTTAAGATTAATATTAATAGTAGGCATAGTTGTGCGACTATTTCTATAGCTATAAGAATTAAATTGCTCTAATTGAAAAGCCTTACTGCATATTTCTCTATTAAAAGATTCTATACTATGAGTAATCTCTTTAGTAAGATCATCTAAAAGATATTGCGCTTCATCAACTTTATCTTTCAAGTTTATAGCTCGTTGAACATCAGAATCAATACTTTTATATTCTATTGTTTCATATAGAATAGCTTTCGTATCTTCTGAACCACTAATTATATCAGCACAAATAGCGTCAACGATTGTATTTACTTGCCATTTTTTAAGTTGTGGCATTATGCACCCCCTTGATTAGGAAGTCTAATAAGTTTCATAGAATGATTCTTATTATGCAGTCTTGTTTTCTGATACTTACCATCATTCATAGTATTCAAATACCATAAAGGTTTAGTAGTCTCTTTGTTTGATGAATAAGCAACCCACTTAAAGAAGTTGAAAGCTGTATAAGTTTCTGAAACTTTAATAACATTTCCATTTTCATCTAGTATAGGAATCCCTTTACCATCTTTTAAGACTGTAAGGTTAGGATTAATACCAAACCCTCTGCTTTTAACAGCGTTGCGTTTGATTTGTGTGAAGCCTAACATATTACCTATAGACCACAACATTCTTACATTGAATGGTGCATTTTCTATAGCTGTTGAGCCTTCGGTTAAGTAAGTTCTTCCTTTAGTATGTTTGACAATACTAGGAGAACCTTTTTCTGTATAAGTAATTCTACTCATAGTTTTTACCCTCTTTAATTTGAACAGTATATTAAAGGCAACTGTTCTTAAGCCTATTCGAAATTTTGCCCACCCTTACCCGATAGAACACATCTATCTCAACCTTTTTTATTCATAGGAGTAATATGAAATTTATAATTCTTTTTAACTCTTTGAAGCGAAAGTCTGCCGACCATTCTACACGAAAGTTTTTCTGCTGTCAACCCCTAATCTATATTGTTCCAATAAACTCTTGGACAAACCAATTAGTACCTATCTGCATACTATCTTTCTCTATAAAGCTATGTGGTTCTGATGTAAGAATTAAAGTCACCCTTCCCTTCTTGTAGTACATCATTTTACATTCTTTATAGTTATCATTTCCTATATAGCGGAAGCCTTTGTCTTTAATAAGTTTCTTGGCTTCATATATTGATCGACATTTAATTTTATTTTTATGCACAGCTTTCTCCTTTTATTGTGGCGCTGAAAAGAACCCATAAATTGTATCACACTTTTGTCTCGGTGTCAACCCCAATCTATATTGTTATTATAATATCACAATCTATACATATATAAGTGGTCGGACTGTAGTAGTATGCTTCTTCATTACAACCATGACATTTTATTGTAGGATCGGGATCTAAATTAATTAATTCATCTGTTGTATTTACTTCTTGATCAATTAAAAATTCTTCTAAGTTGTTGATGTCCATAGTTATTTTACCTCTGCAATTAAGTCATCTTTCATAGTTATTTGAGCAAAGAATTCTCTACCACCACCTAATAGATGTGGTCTTCTTGCTCCTACAAATGAACCTGTTGATTTATATTCTGGCTCACCACCATAATGTAAATAATTCCAAGATGTTTCTTCATATTGTAAAGGTTTACCAATACATTTTTTAAGTTCTTTTTTACTAGCGTAGCCTGTTAATAACATCATTTTACTCTCCCAAAACCTTCAACAAGTATGTTCTCAGGAATTAAGTCCATATATCTTTTAAGTTTGTATAGTTCAAAATTCAAATATTGGTGATCAAAATTTAAATCATTTTCGTTTATGATATAAGTTATCATTCTAATCCTACCTTTTATCGCTTCTTTTAAAGTTTCTTGTTCTTCATTCATAATAGTTCCTCTTAAATTTAATTATATATCGTTCCGTTGTTGGAACGCTTTACAATCTTGCAACATTTTTTTTCCTGTGTCAAGCCTAATTTATATTATCTTTTATATACTAATTTATAATAGTTTGTGTTAATTACCTGTGTATAACTCTCTTATATCTGTGGATAACTTCTTAATAACTCTGTATAAACTGTAGATAACTTTATTTATGCCAACAATAAGAAGCGTTTTGCTCTTTATTTTATGCCCTCAATAAGAGGCGCATTTTATTTTAGACCATTTTTGCAACTTAATAATAGCAAAAATAAAATAGGTGTAACCCCTATGGTACTGCCCTCTTAAAAATTCTTAAGAATATAAAGCCGCAAACCTTGTTTGCTCCACGAATTTTTTATAACTTCAAGAAGTTGTTGGTGTCGAGCGCTCTTAAATAAACAGAAACATAAAAAAAACCCTAATAACTAAACTATATGAGATCTATTTCTGTGCTTTCAGTTTGGAGAAATGTCTCAAGATAATCTAGTTACTAGGGTTTAAAGACTTACTTAACTACTTTTTTGTAGGAATTAGCAGAATCCAAAAAAGGTTTAATCCAAGTCTTATCGAACTTACCGTCATACGCATCTCGTATCAACTTACTTGCATCCCCACGATTAATGTTGTTGGCAACACTAAAAGTATTAAGATAATGCAAAGGAAATATGCGTACTCCTGCAAAGTAAGGAAAGTCGGAAGTCTTAGCGCCTTGAAGAGCCTCGTGTTTCTTGAGGATTCCTTTTCTTAATAGGTCTTTGTACTTACCTATAATAGTTGAAGCCTGTTTCATAGTAGGCTCTTCTTTACCGCTCTTCTCTAAAATTTGTTCATGTGTAGAACTCATTTTACACTCCTATTTTATCAAACGAAATACATCGCTCGAACTGCCTAATTAATATTACTTGTTCATGAGCAGGCAGTCCACTCATTACAAGGTTTGATAAAATTGAGATACCGTATAGATCACAGTTCTCTTGAGGTGGCTTATTTTCATGAATCAACTCTAGATATTGTAATGCACTATCAAAGGTATCAAATTCAAAGACTTCATCGTCTGCAAATACTAAATGGATTCTAATATTTTGCATTGTGTTCTCCGATAAAGTTTCTTAAAAGTTTCCAATCAAACAAAGCCATTTCTATAGCATTCTCCCTAGTAGGACAAAAATACCAACCGCCATGTTCTCTTGGAAACTTTCTATTATCTATTTGGACGATGAAAGCTTTAGCCACCCCATGCTCCTTCGCCACTCGTTTTATTTTTATTCTCATACTCAAACTCCTAAATAATTAAATTATAAATTCATCTACCTCTAGCAAAATGTAAGAAATTCTCGTCCTTTTTCTGTTAGAACCGCACAATGATTTTAAAAATTACTGCCTTTGGGGTATTCTTTTTAAATTATTTGTAGCGGGAATAACGCTAACAGAAATAGTACGAAGCCTTTAGAATTTCTTAGGCTCGTTAAAGTCAAATGCTGCTTCAGCATGATACATAAAAATATAAAGATTATCAATTTTTTATATGCTTAAGCATAAAAATAAATTTCTAATCTTTATTCCTGAAAGGACAAAACCTGTACTTCCTAATCAATGGAAAGCTATAAAGCTTTCTCATCTTCAGGAAGTCTTTATGGGTTTTGATTTTTATGTTGACTTTAACGAACGACCATTTTACATCGTAACATTCTTTTTTCGAGTAGCCTTCGCTATTAAAATACTTGATACTAATATAAAGGTACGAAGAAAGAATATAGAATTAAAAAGACTACAAAGATTTTATATGAAGGGTTTGTTTTGTTCTTGCCTTCATAGCACTCACGCACATCTAGATGTTAAAATCTTTGTAGTCTTTTTATATTGTTTCTTATAATAACCAAGTATTTTAAAAGAAGTTGCTACGCTTTATAGTCTTTGGTTATAGTTTATTAACTTTATAAAACTCAGACATTTGTAAACTTGCTAACAAATTTATCAAGCTAGAAAGTTTACAAAGTTTATAAAGTTAAAAAACTATGCAGGTTTCTTAAGCGAGACACCAATAACTTCTTGAAGTTATTACACTTTACAGGACTTGTAAGCTAGTGAATAATAATATGTGTCCTACAAGTCCTGTAAAGTGTGGGGAGGGCAGTAGACCATAGGGGGTACACCGGTATATATGTAATACTCATACTAAATTTAAGGATATAACTGTCAACCACTTAAGGCGCTATTAAAAGCTTTAAAGCGCTTAACAAACACACAAGCTTACCGCTAGTGAGTTGCGTAGAACTACTAGTATAGAGGGGGGTGGATATAGGGGTTGACCGATTGGCAACTAAAGTTATTATATACTTGGATGTGCGTTTTGTCAAGTGTTATTTATTTTAATTTATCCCTTGACAAACCTGCAGATGGGTGTATACTAGATGTAATGAGTCAATTAGCCAACATCAATCAAAAGACTGAAAGGAAACTAACAGAGAAACAACTGTTATTCCTCGATTGTTTAATAGAAACTAAAGGAGATGCCGCACAAGCCGCTAAGATAGCAGGTTATAAAAGCTCTCACTATCATCTTTTAAAAACTTTAAAGGAAGAAGTACTCGATATCACTCAACAAATACTAGCGCAGTCTGCTCCGAAAGCAGCTTTTAAGCTCCTTGAGATCATGGATTCAGATCGTCCTATACCGCAAGCAGGAAATAAACTGCAAGCAGCGCAATCCGTATTAGATCGAGTGGGTGTTGTCAAGTCCGAAAGACTAGACATAACTCATAGTGGGGGTGGAGGCATCTTCTTGCTTCCCGAAAAAAGAATGATAGACGCAGAGGTAGTAGATGTCGAATCAGAATAGTGAAGAGTTCCTAAGTTATTGTATGAGACTATACGATTCCAATTGTCATGAAAGATTAGAACATGGACAAATACCTTTTGAAACTTTCGAAGACTACTACAACACATACACAGGATGGTTAAGGAACAAATATGATGAATTGGAAACATCTACAAGAAGTTGATGAGACTTACTTTGAGCATATGGGTTATGCTTTTAAAATAATCTATAAGTTTATAAGACTCATAGGTTGTATGACTACCCACGCTATCTTTCCTTTTATATTCTGTAATGCTCTAGAGCCTACGATGCGTAGAGTACAACAAGATGTTAATGAAAGAAAGATAAGTAAGATTGAACATTGTGATTCTTGTGGTAGAAGACCTTGTGTTTGTTTTGACTGATGCCGCCAACCAAATTTAAACCAAGCGAAAAGAACTACGATAGGTTCTCAAAAGAACTAACAATTAAACATCACTATATAAAAGGTACGGCAAAGAAAGACTTGTTTGATTACATTAAATCTACCAATGCTGTGCCGAAAAGAAAAGCTAAATGCATAAAAGAACTACAACGAAGAGGAATTAAATAATGCCAAAGAAAAAAGACAGTCGATTAACAAGAGCAGGAGTAAGTGGTTTTAATAAACCTAAGAGAACTCCTAGTCACCCTAAGAAGTCTCATGTTGTTGTAGCCAAAGTAGGCGATAAGATTAAAACAATTCGTTTCGGTGAACAAGGTGCTTCTACAGCAGGCGCACCAAAGGCAGGTGAATCAGCTAAGATGAAAGCCAAGCGTAAAAGTTTTAAAGCTAGGCATGGTAGAAATATAAAGAAAGGTAAGATGTCAGCCGCTTATTGGGCAGATAAAGTAAAATGGTAATAATTAAAGGAGTATCATGATGGTATACTACGCAAAAGAGATTGGCTTAACTAAATGTTTTAAAGAAAATATACTAGGTATAAAAGAAGAAACAGTAACTGTTCGTGCTAGAAATAAAAAAGGACACTATGTTGCAGATGATCCTACAACAGAACAGAACGAAGCTTATACAACTGCCATGCGCAGACTGAATGCTTCTGAGAGCAAAGCTAAAAAGAAAAAGGCTAAGTCTAAAAAGAAAACTTCAACTTTAATGCATCCATGACTAAGATTTGGCGCAAGAAAGAATGGGAACTAAGTGAAGATAAAGATCTTTGTATCAATATCGCACCGGGAATTAGAGTAAACCAAACATATATAAATATAAAAAACGAAGAAGAAAGGAAAAGGAAACAAGAAAAGGCAGACAAAGATGAATCTAATACCTGAAGGATATATAAGAAAAAGAAGCTCAACAATACCTTTTGGATATAAGATAGATCCAAATATAAAAGGTTATTTAAAACCGATACCCAATGAAATAGAAGTGTTAGACGAAGTAGCGACAGCCGTAAGCCGTAATGAAATTAGTCTAGGAGTAGGTGTAGATTGGTTAGAAGCAGAGACTGAACGCACCATGTCTCGTATGGGGTTAAAAAAATTAGTAGATAAGAAATATAAAAAATCTAATTCTTTACTTGACAAAAGCTAAATAAGCCTCTATACTATAAGAAAATACAAATGACAAAACTAACACGGTCTAAGACAAAACCGAAAGATCGTATAAAGACTTTAAAAAAGAGATTAGCAAACGCAGAACATAGTCTCAAAAAGAAAGAATCTAATATTCAATCTGTCGATAAGATAGAAGAACATTTAGAAGAGACAGGATCTAAGGTGGCTTTCATGCCAAACGAAGGTCCACAAACAGATTTCTTAGCGGCAGGTGAAAAGGATGTACTCTACGGAGGTGCTGCAGGTGGTGGGAAAAGTTTTGCCATGTTAATAGATCCTCTACGCTATTGTCATGCAAAAGCGCACAGAGCTTTAATACTTAGAAGATCAATGCCTGAATTAAGAGAGTTGATTGATAAGAGTAGAGAACTTTATCCTAAAGCATTTCCGGGTGCGAAGTTTAAAGAAGTTGAAAAACTTTGGAACTTTCCAAGCGGAGCAAAGATAGAGTTTGGTTTCTTGGAACGAGATGCAGATGTATATCGTTATCAAGGACA